ATGGAATTGAAACCGATATTGTTTTAGGTGATTTGTTTGAGATTGGAGAACATCGTTTGCTTTGTGGGGATTCCACCGATAGTGATGCGGTTGCTAAGTTGATGGATGGGGAAAAGGCTGATATGGTTTTTACCGATCCCCCTTATGGGATTAATTACAAATCCAATAAACGCAAAGAAGAATTTGAGTATATTAAAAATGACGATATTATTGATTGTTCATTTCTACCAATCATCCCAATAAACAATAATTGCGCATTATATATTTGGACAAGATGGGATGTTTATCCAAAATGGGTTGAATTAGTTGAACAATCATATAAAGTAACAAGTTGTATTGTTTGGGCAAAACAAGCAGGTGGACTTGGAGATTTAGAATCATTTTGGAATCAACACGAATTTGCAATTTATGCCGTTAATGGAAAAGTAAAATTGCGAGGTAAACGTCAAGGAAATTTATGGGAAACTGAAGACCACAGAAGCAAAGAGTATATTCACCCAACACAAAAACCAGTTGAATTGCCTGCTCGTGCAATTGAAGCTACATCTGATATTGGTAATGTAATCGTTGATGTATTTTTAGGAAGTGGAAGTACAATGGTAGCTTCTCACCAACTTAAACGAAAATGCTATGGAATGGAACTCGATCCCAAATACTGCCAAGGAATTATTGACCGAATGATTAAACTTGATCCAACGTTAAAGATTAAAAGGAACGGAGTAGATTATGCCAAGGGGTGAGAATTTAAACAAGGGTAACCGATCAGGATTTGAAAAGAACCCTCAAAACATCAACAGAAATGGAAGACCTAAACTATTGCGTAACGTGGTGAAAGATGTATTTTTGCAGGAGTTCAACCTCGGACTTTCGCACTCCCAAGCAAACGAAATAATAAGCGGAATTTTGGCGATGACACGGGAGGAACTTATGAACGTAGCCAAAAACGACGAAGCACCTTTTTGGATTTCCATGATTGCAAAAAAAGCAACCCGTGATTACGAGCGTGGTTCAATTCATTTGCTCGAAGTGTTGATGGATAGGGTTTACGGAAAGCCAAAGGAAACGGTGGATCAAACCGTAACCATGCCACAAGCAAACATTCAAATCGGCATCGTGCCAAGTTCGGTTAATTTAGCTGATAGCGAGGATGCAATTATTTTAGATTGATGTTTCAAACTTCGGTAATTTTTGAGCGCAATTACAATTCTATTGCGGAAGTCGTTGTAAATCAAGGCGGAAGCGGTGCTGGAAAAACTTACTCAATTATGCAAGTTCTTTGTTTGAAAGCTATTGAGCAACCAAACCAAGTTATTAGCGTGGTAGGTCAGGACGTGCCTAACTTGAAGAGCGGTGCGCTCCGTGATATGCAGTCAATCGTTGCCAGTTCTACGGATATTCAGAGTTGGATAAAAGGGTACAATGCGAGCGATCGTATCTTTACGTTTCACAATGGATCGATCATTGAGTTTAAAAGCTACCAAGATTCACAAGATGCAAAGAGCGGAAAGCGTGACTACTTCTTTCTGAATGAAGCGAATGGAATAAGCTTTGAGATTTACTCCGAACTTGCAATGCGAACCAAGAAGAAGGTTTACATTGATTACAACCCAAACGCTCGGTTTTGGGTGCATGATAAGTTGATAGGGAAAGAGGGAACGGAGTTGATTATTAGCGACCACCGACACAACCCATTTCTACCCGAGATCATTCGCAAAAAGATTGAAGCGTTACGGGAGGATGACGAGGAACTCTGGAAGGTTTACGCCCGTGGGGTAACTGGTAAAATTGAAGGGTTGATTTACCGCAATTGGGGAACGATTGGCACGATACCAACGGAAGCGCAATTGATTGGCATGGGGTTAGACTTTGGATTTACCAACGATCCGACCGCCTGCGTAATGGTTTATAGATACAATGGGGAACTTATTATAGATGAAATTTTATACCACAAAGGGTATACAAATCAGGATATTGCGCAATTCTTTACCCAATCGGGTATAAATAAGAGCGTTTCAATTGTAGCTGATTCCGCAGAGCCGAAGTCAATCGAGGAACTTAGGCGAATGGGATGGAGGGTTGAAGGTGCTAATAAAGGGAAAGATAGCATCTTAAACGGCATCGATATATTGAAACGTTTTCGGTTTAGCGTAACGAGTAGGAGTTCGAACCTAATCAAAGAATTGAACGCCTACAAGTGGAAGGAAAAGGACGGGAACGCTACCAACGTACCTATTGACTCGTTCAACCACGGCATGGATGCGTTGAGGTATTTAGCATTGAATAAATTAGCAGAAAAAAATAGAGGTATTTATGGCATCAAATAACATTTGGAAGAAACTAACGGTAAGGCAATACCAACTTTTGAGCAATCTGACTCACTTGGAAGGGTGGGAGTATATGCGCTCCGTCGTTGCTATCGTGGAGAATAACGGCTTCGATGCGGTGGATAATTACACACCGATTGAACTACGTAACCGATACGAAGCGATTGCAAAGCAGTTAAACACCGAACCTTACAAACCATTCAAGAACTTTGTTAAGGTGAACGGAAAGCGTTACTATGTAACCCGTTTCTTTGATGAAATCACGACGGCGCAATACGTTGAATTAGGCGAATGGACAAAGGACAAAGAAAAGAGCATTGATAACTTACACCTTTGCGTTGCATCGCTTTTACGTGAGTGCCGATTCGGTTGGTTCGCAAAAAAGTACGACGGGAAGCTACACGCAAAACGGGCGAAGGACGTACAGGAAAAGATGTTAGCGGTTGAGGCACTTGGTTTGTCCGCTTTTTTTTTGGGCAGTTGGTTGAGGTTACTCGAAGATTTACCAACCTATTTGGACAATCACTTGAAGGAGTTGACGAAGGAGATGGAAGACCTGATCTCGGAACGGGATTTACAGAACGCTACGGGTGGATCGTAGTAGTTGATAGGCTTGCAGGAAACGACGTGTTAAAATGGGATGCTGTTTTTGAACTGCCAGCGATTGAGTTCCTGAATTATGCGAGTTACCAAGTGGAGAAAAGCAAGCATGAAGCCTTTGAGGTAAAACGGCAATCCAAGTTAAGGTAACATTTTACAAAGTCCCATTTAATAAGTATGGCATTTATCGAGTTTCAAGATGTTTCAGGATCATTCAAAGCAGGCATTGAAGACATTGGCACTGGCAATGTTGATCTTGCGTTTGAGGGCGTTGAGAAAGAAATCGTTGAATGGTGCAATGAGCAAATCAAACTTTTTAGAAAGCAGATTGATGCTAATAAAAGCCGTGCGACGGGTAACTTACAACAATCGTTAATCGTTGCACCGATCAAAAGGTTTGGCAAAGGTTACGAAGTGGAAATCGAAGCACCTGCGTACTGGAAGACGTTGGAGTACGGGCAACGTGGAACGGAAAGTAGTTCAAAAGCCCCTAACTCACCATTCACGGTTAAGGAATACCCAAGGTTGGAGGATATGGTGAAATGGGTACAATTCAAAGCTATGGCCACGGGTAAAAATGATGTTTATTCTTTGGCTTCCCGAGTACGTAGAAGCATTTACAAAAAGGGAACGTATGCACACCCATTCGTACAACCAACACTTACCGAAAATAGATTAAATGATTTAGCGCAAAGGGTTGCAGAATTTACCGCCCAAGCGATGACCGCAGTGATTTTTAAATGATATGGCAATAACGATAATAACCCAAGTAACTGAACCAAGGTACTCGACGGCAGGAAACCCTTTGGTGTATGTGGTTGATAGTGATAATAGCACCGAGCCGAATTTCCGATACGTTGCAAATGTTTCTATAAATGGAAACTTGGTAGCGAAATTAAAAACTGTTCCGAGCGTTACAAATAGCAACCGTGGTAGGTTCAATTTTCAAGAAATCGTACGCAGTTTTTTCGATGTAATTCCACGAATTGCAGACGGTTCTATTGTAGTATCCGAAAGTTTTGGATGCCCTACTCAATATATTTCTTTCGACGTTGAATTTGATGAAGAGTACACGGGTGGAAGCCCTGCACCAACCGATGCAGAAACCGCTATTATTTACAATGGGGCATGGACTGTTTTTGACTTTGCTCAGTTCCCATATTTTAAGATTAATTATTGGGTGGATAGCGATGCGATAGAGTTTAAATTTCCATTGACAAACCGCCCACAATCAACGAAGGCAGTTGCTTCGGTAACGTATAATCAAAGCGGAAATCTTTATTTTCTTTGTAGCAAAGAAGTTGACCCAAACATTGATTACATACGCTACCAGTATTACAATGCTGAAAATTCGTTAATTCGTGAGTATTACATTCCAACGATCAATCAAACGTCACACGCATCGAGCGAGGAAAACGAATATAACATGATTGCCGTTCCATTCATGCCTTTGGATGTGCGCAATTTAAGTTCAAGTTTAACAAGTGATTCTCAAAGTGGCGATGGTGATTTCCCTGTTTCGCCGAATATCCTCGGCACGGGTTACTATACTGTCACTGGATTTCAAGATGAAGGAATTAACCAAGCAACTATAGAATACGTTGTAAGGTTAACCGATGAGTGCCCTCGATATGAATTTACCGAGGTACATTTTGAGAACCAATTAGGTGGAGTGGATTCTTACGTATTCACCAAGCCAAACCGAGAAAGGCAAACGATACAAAGAACGGAAGCGAGCCGACCTTATTTGACGGATGGCTTTGAAGGTAATAGTGGTATTTATGGTGGTTACACTAACTTCTCCAAGTACAACGCCCAAGTAGATTATAACAAAGAGTTTACCGTTTCTTCCGATTGGTTGACCGATCAGGAATTTGAATGGTTAGCGCAAATGGTACGTTCACCACGTCTTTGGTTACGCAAGGCTTTTAATACCGACGAAGGTGTTGTTGATTACTTAGTTCCCATTTTGGTAACCGATACAAGCTACAACGTTTGGAAGCGTGACTTCGATCAACTTCACACGCTTACCATTACCTACAAATTTACCTTTGATGAATCCGTGCCGTTATGATAACAGAACTTTACATTGACGGCAAAAGATTGGATTTAAGCGACGATATTGATATTCGCTTAACCTATTCCATTACGGACATAGAAAACCCCGTAGAGCGCAAAGGAACGGTTAGTAGAACCATTGAAGTTCCAGGTACTCCAAACAACGACAACGTATTTGGTTCAATTTACCTATTTGATCAGTGGGTAATTGGCTTTGACCCGAGCGTGCGGGTTAATGCTTACGTGTTGCAGAACGGTATCGAAGTGTTTAATGGAATTGCTCAACTATTGGCGGTTAAAAGTGACGGTCAATTTAAGACGTACGAAGTTGGTTTGTACGGTGAGAATGTGAACTTGTTTAAGCAGTTAGGCGATAGCGAATTGACTGACTTAGATTTTAGCGAGTTGAATCACGAATGGGAAGGTGCGAACGTGGTGGATGCTTGGTTTAATTCGGTAGGCAGTACGGGCAATGATTACTATTACCCTGCGATCGATTACGGTCAAGCGAGTTTCACACGTACCCAAGCACCTGCACCTTATGCAGACGTGTTTACAACGGCTGATTTTTACCCTGCAATATCGGTAAAAAAGTACCTCGATAAAATTGTCAGCGGTGCGGGATTTACTTATGAAAGTGACTTCTTTACCTCGCAATGGTTTAAGCAGTTGATAGTACCGTATGGCGTTAGTGGTGTGCCTTACATTACCCAAGAACAAGCACAAAACAATTTGTACTGGATTAGATTGAATGGTGATTTGACGCTCAATAACTTAATTTTTCTTACTCAATTTCAGTTTGGCACTTCAACGCCAGCGCCTTATTTCAATGGTGGAAACTATAACACCGGCACCAAGAAATTTGTCGCTCCCGCTGATCGCACGTACAACTTCCAATTGCGCGTAACCGCTACCTTGGTTCAAAGCACTGGACCTACAACGCAAGTCCCTTTAACTTGTAACCTTTACAAAAATGGTGTTAGTGTTGGTCCTAACATGATAGTTCTTTGGGATGTTAACACACCAGCAAACACCACCATTACCCAAGATTTTTTCATTCAAGATACAGCGAGTGTTGGTGATCAGTACGAAATAAGATACACCGGTGGTGCGATTGGTTTTACAATCAACGTTGACAGCTCGAACACGTATTGGCTGAACCAACTTGCCGGCACTCCTAAGATGGAACCGGGCGATACCTGGGACATGAACGAAACGATCATTCCAAAGGTTAAGCAATCGGATTTCCTTATGTACTTGGTTCGTATGTTCAACTTGTTTATCATGCCGGACAAGTACGACCCGAAGAAATTGTACATCGAGCCGTTCTCGGACTTTTATGATACTTCAAATTACCTTGACTGGACTCCATTATACGACGTTGAGAAAGGCTACGAAGTTGTACCATGTGGCTACATGAACCCAAAGACGTACAAGTTCAGCTACAAAGATGCGGGCGGTTACTTCGAGAAACGATACCAAAGTGCGTACCAATCTAGTTACGGTTCACGGACCTACATTAGTTCAAACCAATTCAGCAATGGGGAACAAGCCGAGGATGTTGGTTTTGGCAATAGCGTAATGGTTGGATTTTCTCCAAGCCCACGCATTTACGCACGTTATTACGACATGGATAACAAAGGAACTGCGAGCGGTGGGGATGTTGAATTGAATGTGAAACCAGTCACTCCCAACCTTCGTATTCTTTACCACGAGTACATCCCATTTCCGAGCGACACCGAGTTTGTTTTCGAGGGTACTGAATACACCAGTTACCCGTATGCGGGTAATTTGGATAATCCGTATAACCCAACCTTTGATCTTTGCTTTGGTATTCCACGTGAGTTGTACTATCAATCCGATGAAACCACCGGAGCGATTTACCGGTACACCAATAACAACTTATTCAATCGTTTTTGGTTGGATTATGTCAACCTATACACGAACAAAGACGCGAAGAAAGTCAAGTTATTTGTACAGCTTACACCGGTTGATGTGTTGAACCTTGACTTCCGGAAACCGATTTATATCAATGGCACTCTGTTTTACTTGTTATCGGTAAACGATTACGATGCAAATAGCGACGAAAGTACTTCAATCGAACTTTTAAAAGTGTTGGATTTAGCACCATTTGAACCAACCGTATTTCAATTAACGGGCGGTACGGGTGCATTTATTTCAGACGAACCAAAACCCCAATTAATAACAGAATAATGGCAGACGTACAAAAGGATATAGTATTACGAGTTAAGAGCGAAACCGACCAAGCCACGGGGCAATTCAAGAACCTCAAACAAGAATTGCGCTCGATAGAAAACGAGTTAAATAAAATGGCTGCCGCAGGCCAAACAGGTACGGAAGCGTTTAGGAAATTGCAACAAAGAGCGGGGGAGGTTAAAGACCAAGTCGGTGATACCAAGAATGCAATCAAGGCTTTGTCTTCCGATACATTCCGACTGGATGCGTTCGCCCAAGGTGCGCAAGGTATTGCAGGTGGTTTTGCAGCCGCCCAAGGTGCTATGGCTTTGTTTGGTACAGAGAATAAACAAATTGAAGAAGCGATTAAAAAGACTCAGGGTGCAATGGCGTTGCTTCAAGGAGTAACCG